TGCTCGGCCTGCAAATAAGCCGTAGCTTGATCCATCTGAGGCTGCTGTTGTTGACCCTGCTGCTGAGATAACAGAGCTTGCTCCTGTTCTGGATTCATCGGCGTAAAGTACCTGTCAGCGTTTCTTACGCCATTCATCGCCAGCATATCCGCTAAGGTGTTACGTATCTGCGTCATCGTCACAAGACCATTGCCTGGACCATATGCCTGAAATATCTGCATCTGCATCTGAAGCGCCTGGGTTAGGGCAGCGTTACGCTGATCTTCTCTACCAGTACCCAAACCAACATTGACCGATGTATCCATCTTCTTATTCCAAGATCGCGGATCAACCGGAATATAATCCTCGCCGCTGATTCGCATAATCTTCTGCTCGTCACAGTTTTCAATAATCAACTTTAACATTAATTTAAACATCTGGCGAACACCGCCTTCAGCTAAATTGCGAGCCATTACCTCAATTTGACCTGCCGCACCTTGCATGGTCGCTTGAACCGCTGTGGCAGTAGTTGCCTGAAGCGCATCCGGGTTAAGACCTAAACTGGCTCTAGAGATGCCTACCTTCTGCTCAATTGTCGAATCATAATACTCAATTGCCGCAAGAGTTTGGTTGGCAACAAATGGCACTGATAAAGGCTGGATAGCGCCGCTTTGTCGTACTCGAACAATGCCGCCAATTTCGTTGTTCAGCATATCGTCCATATTCACTGCGCCGTCAATCACCTCCGTCCTGGGATGGTTTGTCAGTGCTACGTTATCCAATACGCCACGAATCATCATTGTGGAGGCGTCTTGATCTTCAAACAGCAGATCAGCAATTGACTTGCCATAAAACGTGTGTGGCTCAGGGTCAATTTCAAACGCAGCAAAAGGCTGATCACCCCAAGGCTCATAGCCCAGAAGCTGATACTCGCTGCCACCCATGACAACCTTCTGCATCTCTGCAACACCAGTGCCATTCACATCAATCTTCATGTATAGCTCGGTCAAAGCTACGACACGCATAGATGGGTCCATTGGGTTGTCTGCCTGATAATCTTGCTCGTAACCCCTGCGTTCGTAATCCTCAACTTCAGAAAACGTGTCAGAATGACCCAAACCAGACAGCTCTGATACAACGTCGAAGTCATACCCCATTTGAACCAAGTCACTTACTCGAACCTCAGTCCTGTGGCCAACAACATATGCGTTACTAATACTTTTTGCGTTACGGTCAATAAAAAACTCTTCAGGCGGTACGGCTTCAATGCACAAGTCACCCATCTCGCTGATCTTGCTGACCTTTAAGTCGTGACGCGGCATCTCTACCTCTACGCCAAACTCATCTACCTCAATTGAGATATTAGTAGTATGCTCAATAACCTCAATATTCTTTTCGTTGACAATGGTCGAAAATTCCATGTCGTTGAGATTGTTGAAGGTGTAAGTCTCTGATTCGTCGTATGTATCCCAATAAACCTTTACAATGCCGGTCTTTTTAAGCAATGCATCATGAAATGCGTCATTTAGAATATCGTAGCCATTTAGCTCTTGGAACTTGTACTGGACGTACTTAGTGGCCTGCTCTGCAAACTTAATGTCCTCTGGACCTGTAGGAACAAATTCAACTGGGCGATCAGTAGACAGGAATACACGCAGCAAACTTGGCTTGATTGAGCGAATGGCGTCACGAATCTTAGTTGATACAACCTTAGACCGGCCATCTTCCTCACCGATATCAACCTCGCCATTGTAATAGCGTTGGGCTTTAATACGATCTTCGGCTACTTCACTCTCAACAAAGTCAACAGCGTCCAGGATAGCCTCGCGGGCAATGTTTTCTACGTCATCTGCTTCTAATGGTTTTAGTTCCATTTATTGTTGCCTCTGTTTTTTTTCATCAAGCAGGCCTGCCTGATATAGCGCATTATACACTTCTGGAGTCCGGTATGGGGCGGTCATCTCCGCAGCCCTAGAGCCTCCAAACCGTTGAATCCCGCCAACGACTGAACCTATACCATGCGCAACTTCTCCCGCGACTCTTGGAGACGATGCAGCGCCCATTAACAATGCCTGCGGAAGCTGCCCTGTAAGCGCCATGCTAGACGTTAAAGCTGGCTGAGTAGCAGACTGAATCCCTCTAGGCATCACTGTAGATAGCGCCTGACCGGAAACGGCAGGCATGATTTGACCTCCGGAGGCCTCATCTAGCATCTGGCCGAGCCTTAATCTTTCGCCGTAGTTTGTGTTGACGTTGTTGCGCATCAAAGACGTAAGTTTGCGCAAAGCTGTATCAGCAGATGCTTTATTGCCTAAACTTAGCGCCCTTTCCATCTCTCTCAATAGATCAGCAGACTTAGAATAGTTATCCATAGCCACCGCATAATCAGGGGCTTGCTGCGCCACAGATTTTTTAACAGAGTCATACACTTGCTTTACGGCAGCATAGGCAGTCCTATTTTCTGCTGGCAAACCATCTAAAATTTCACCTATAGACTGCTTTAGCTGATCCAGCCCTTCTGGGGTGTGAAACTGATCTGGGTCTAGTTGCTTCCACTGCTCAATTTTAGCGTTTACAGCCTGCAAAGCTTTTGCCACAGACTCGTTTTTAATTTGCCCTTTGTATGCGGCAAATTTGTTAAATGAATCGTTCAGTGAATTTATTGTGTCATCAAGGCTTAGCACTGTCTTGTCATTAGACACGCCTGCCATGTTTTCCCTGTAGGTTTTTGACGCCTGAGCCCTAATGCTTGCAAGAGCAGCACGAGCAGTGTCAACAATATCGGTAGGCTGAGCTGTTCCTCTCAAGTTAGATGTGAACAGTGAGCTTGCCTCGCCTCCCTCCTGGCCAGCTCTAAATGCCTGTTTAATAGGCTCAGAACCAACCCCAGTAAGACCCCCAGAAAGCCCTGTAACAGCGCTAGAAACAAGCGGCAAGACAGCTTTAGTAGTCGCGGATAAGGGTTCAATGGCCTTTCCTGCGTTTGAAATTTTTGAGCCCGCTGAAGCCAACGCTGGCAGCTTGGAGAAAATACCCCCCACGCCAGTTAAAATAGTTGATGCGTCTGCTAGTATTGCTGCCGGGTCGTTTGCGACAGCGTTCTTAAAACCTTCCCAGCTTCCGTATTGCTTAATATAATGCTGAGCCACCGCGTCATATACTTGATCACCAAGCTCATCTCGATTTAATGCGTCTACAACAGAATCAGGCAATACTCTTTGAACAATTCCGCGAGATAACTTTTGCAAACTTGTTAGCGTGTCTATGGGACTTGCGACGGCCTTTACAACACCTGCTCCCAAGTTATATAAAGAGCCGGGAGCATTAGCAACCCCGGACATTAAGGCTTGAGGCCACGTTTTTTCTGGCTCAGCTTGATCCGCAGGAGTCGGCACAGATGCCGGCTGTTTAGCTCGCTGCATTTTCAAAGCGGCTAGGTAAGCATCGTCATCTGATAGCCTTACGCCAGACGGGACGGTAACTGTCTCGCCATTAATAATTACATCGTATTCATATGCCATTATTCAACAATCCTTTCTGTTACTTGCTTAGACCCGTTGCGCATATCTTTAAGAGCTTGAGAGGCCGCGTACTTCTTAGCCTCTGCTTTGTCTAAAAGAATTCGCAACTCATCTCGCGCCTCTTGCATAGCCGCAACATAATCATCGTCACTCAGTGTTGTTGATCCTAATCGATCAATCGCCGCCTGAGCAGCCGCGCCTTCTCTTTCAGTAATCTGGCCGCCACCTTTAAGCTGTTCGAATGCCCGCAAAAATGACTTGGCAGACAGATTTTTAACAATTGATTCGCCAAGCGCTTGCGTTTGAGTTACAGCAGGCAGCCTGCCCTGCACTGGCCCAACGTAGGATTTAACGGCTTCAAGTTTATCTGGGTCATTTAAAACAGTGTTTATAGCATCAAATTGATTTCCTAAAACATCAACTGTGCGTTTAGCGGATCGCTCATCGTTTATAATATTTTCTATTTCTAGCGCCCCAAATTTTTGCTCACCAGAAGCTTCGGCTACGTTTTTAGGAATAACCCCTACAATCTGCCCCTGATCATTTAGCAATGCAAACTGATTGCCTTGGTCAATTTTTGTTAAGCCTGCTGAGACCGTTGAGCCTGTCGGCAAATCAATCTTTTTAATGTTTCCCAAATTAGACACTACATAGGGAACTACGTTACCGTTTTCAGTATAGGTGCGCACAGTAGTGCCAAATACTTCACCGCTTCCAGGCCCTTTTAGTGTAGACGCGACATATTTCCCATAAATCTCTGAAGCCATTGCGGGATTTGCTTCAATCATTGCCGCAGCCTGGCCAGCTAACTCGTCTCCCTCGCTAGCCAGCTTTTTTAACCGATCAATAGTCTGGTTAGCTTGCGAGGATACTGTGCGCATCTTTTGGCGGTCAACATAAGCCTGCTGAATACCGGCATCTGGGGAGTACGACATTGAATTAAACAACGCCTGTAGATCCTGCATTTTTTCCTTATCTTGTATTAGGTTCTGAAATCCAGTTCCAATTCGAGACAATAATCCTGGCTGCTGAGTAGCCTGCTGAGTAGGCTGCTGGGGAACCTGCTGGGGAGCCTGCTGCATCTGCGGAATAGCTGTAGGCACAGGTGGCATCATGCCCTGCTGCATTGCGGCCTGCACATTGTTAATGCCGCCAGACGGGTCAACGCCAACCATGCTCTGAGGCATTTGAGGGAGGCCTTGTGGAGAGCCAGCTTGATCCACGCGTTTTAACAGGTCTTGATAATCAAACATTTTATAAATCCTGTGTTACTTAAAATAGTTTAGCAATCCGCTGAGATCCATTTGACTATTAGATTTAGATAAATCAGGCGCATCAGGCATTGCCATCATACCACCGCCTCTTTGCAAAGGTATCATCCCTGGAACGCTAGGATTAAAAGACATTGATGAGGCAATATTGCTTAAATTTTGCAATCCCGCTTGCCTAGCCATATCTGCCTGAGCATTTTGTTGTGCTTGAGCAAATGCTGGGTCAACTGTTTGAGCGGCTGTTAAAGCATCAATTGTAGCAGCGGTGTTATCAATACCGCCGTCAGGCGTTGCTCCAGACATATTTGGAGAAGAATTATCCGGCATACCCATATTATTTATTGCGCCACTAGGCGCCATACCAGCCATTTGAGACGGGTCAACCATGTTTGCGCTTTCCATAATCTTGCGCAACATTTCTTCTTTGTCGTTACTCTTTGAGTATCCAAACATTTTATAGATCCTTGTATAGTTCGCCGTATCTCACAGCTTTGTATCCAGATGGGGTAGTAACAACCATCTCAGGCATTAGCTTCTCAACTTCCTGAGCCATTACACCCATTGTCATGCTATTGCTAAGTCCCTTCTCGACGGCTTCGTCATTCCAATCCCAAGTGTACAACCCTAAGCCGTTAGGAAGGTTTCCGACCTGACTGATGTTAGTCTTCAGCCTTTCGTCAGACGGAGCCATACCAGCTAATCCTGCTGCCATTGAGAAATAATCCATCATGCCAAGCTGTTTCTGGGTAGTTTGACTTTGAGGGATTGGGGCCGCGCCAAGAGCTTGCGACAGTAAGCCGATAGATTGGTAAGGAGCCTGCTGATAGCCCTGAAACTGAGCTTTAGCTGCGTCAATAATCTGCTGCTGAAGCATCTGCTGGATCATACCCTGTTGCATCATATTCTGATTGACAGTTTGACCCATTCCAAATCCTAGATTTGACAACGATCCAAGCTGACCTGCTGCACCCAATCGCTGCGATGACCCGCTTAAGCCAGCAGACTGATTAGCGAGCTGCGCCTGTAATGCCTGCGCCGCATTAAACTGACCAGCCTGGTTAAGAGCTGATTGATTAGCCAACGCGGCCTGATTAGCTGCGCCTGCACCAAACTGCGATGCCTGATTTAAAGCTGCCTGATTGGATAGAGCCGCTTGATTTGCCGCAGATGCCCCAAACTGAGAAGCCGCTTGCTGTTGCGCTGACGCCTGAGCCATAGCCTGATTCTGAGCAGCGGCACCGAATTGTCCTGCTTGATTCAATGCTGCTTGGTTAGCCAAAGCTGCTTGGTTGGCTGCTGACGCACCGAACTGAGATGCTGCCTGTTGCTGTGCTGACCTCTGTGCTGCGGCCTGATTAGCTGCTGCTGCGCCAAATTGTGATGCTGCTTGTTGCTGTGCAGATGCTTGCGCTCCAGCGACGTTACCAGCTTGTGCGCTAAACTGTCGAGCTTGGTTCTGAGCTGCTTGGTTGGCAAGAGCCGCTTGGTTAGCAGCGGATGCGCTAAACTCACCTGCACGCATACCAGCCGCCTGATTGGCCAGAGCTGCTTGTTGTGCCAGGTTAGCGCTAGTAGTGCCAGCCTGTAGACCCGCCTGCTGGTTAGCAAGGCTAGCCTGCATTCTACCAGCAATGTCTTGTTGCGCCATACCCTGAGCCTGAGCAAATCCAGCCTGACGCAACTGACCTGAAGATCGTGCGGCTTGTTCGGCAAATGCGCGATTAGTCTCGGCCTCCATCAACGCCTGTCGAGAGCCACCAAAAGCACCTGCTGCGCTTGCCTGAGCCCCAGCTTGACCCATTGATATCTGTCGGGCGCGATCTAGGTCAGACAGCGTAGACTGAACTACCTGGCTTTCATAAGGGTTGTAATACTGACTCAGGTCAGTGCCAGCCAATTGACCAGCCGTCACATCTCTGGACGTTACTGTCGGCGCCCCGCCCAATCTTTCTGCGCCAAATCCAGTTGCCCCAGTGCGAGCAGCGTCATAACCCTGAGCGCTTAGTCCAGCAGCTTGGAATCCTTGAGAGCCAACATCTGCCGCACCAAAGCCAGTGGCTCCAGCCTGAGCTGCACCATAGCCTGTTGCGCCTACATCAGCTCCCTGAAACCCTCTAGCGCCAGCCTGTGCTGCGCCATAACCTTGTGCGCCAGTCTGAGTTGCGCCATAACCACCAGCCTGAACATTCATGGGCTGATAATTCATCTCTCTTGCAGCGCCAGCCATAGCACCCTGAATTCCCGCCGCAGCACTTTGATTAATATTTGGAGCTTGCTGCTGTTGCTGCTGTACGCGACCGCCAGCTTTACCGCCACCGCCAACAGGTTGACCTTGCGGGGGCGCTGAAGGAGCCACGCCGGATTGAGGGGGCGGTGGGTTATTCGCAGGGCCAGGCTGCATTGTTTGCGGTCCAGCCACACCTGTGCCCGGAGTAAAGAGTGGTTCGCTCCTAGAGACGGATGTCTGAATGGGTTGGCCAGGCTGCATTTGCTTAGGGGGATCTAATCGCCAATTTTGAGGCCCAGCCATGCCTACTTGTTGTGGAATACCGTTACCTGAAGCCATTATTTCATTCTCCCACTGTTTCGCATCATCATCATCATTTCGTCAACATTAGCCTTTGGTGTTGGCAATTTATTAGCAAGGGCTGGCACTTGAGCAGGAGCGGACATCTCTGGAAGCGGCAAATCCATCAAGTTTGAATCCATGTTTAAAGCCGGCATTGAAGGCTGGATCATTGCGCTTAATGGGGCTTGTGGAGGAGCCATTGAAACTTGCGGAGGCATTATGGATGGCGCGGCATTATAAGCATTTTGTAAGCCAATGGGCATCTTACTGTCGTTAAAAACTTCGCTTGGAATTTGCGTTTGCGAGGCTGACGGAGAAACTTGGCTAGTAGGCCTGCTTGGAGCAATGAAATTCCCAAAATTGATGTATGGATTGCTTACAGCGTTTCCATCAAAGAGCGCTTCGTATCGCTTTGTGTATTCCGGCTCTCTGCTTGCAAGTTCAGCAACAGCTTGGTCAAACAACCCGCCAGAGCTGTAACCAGATATGCCGCCAGCAAAGTCTTCGGCTTGAGGCATTCCAGCCATTGCGTTCTGACCTGCAGGGGCAAGACCAAATGCTGCCGCCGCATCCATATTGCTTTGCATAGCCATCTGCTGTGAAGGAGTAAACGCGGCTACATCAGGACCGTAATATGGCATATAGCCAATTTGCTGAACATCTTTAGCCCTGTTTAGGTTTTCTTTTGTAGCCTGTTCTGCCCACGCAGGAATTTCAACTTTTGTGGATTGACCACCGCCCTTGCCACCGCTCATATCATATATCCTTGCTAAGTGTCGTGAACGCCTCGGTCCACCCTTTACTTAATAAGACTCTTGCCCAACCCCTACGGCCAGCAATTGTCATGCCAGTGCATCCTTGCTGTCTTGCAAACTCTACTGCCGACTCATCCATGTCAACAATTTGATTCTTTTCGCCACCTGCCAGAAAGATGTGCAAAACCTTCTTCCTCGGGAAGGATATAATCTCTGTCACAGCGCAACCATTTTCTGCTGGCCAAAACTGCATATACCCAGACTTTATAGACTCAACTACATCTTCGTAGGTGTGCGTTCCACCACTGTAATCTAAGGCAGCTTTAATCCACCTTTCACATCGCATTAGTTCTTTATCCAAACTTTCCATACACCCCCCCCCTGCATAATTGCCCGATTATATCATTTATTGACGGCTTCTGGTTATCATAAGATGGATTGGCTCAGATGCTGGAGCAAAAGCAGTTGCGGCAGACCCATCAAGCCATAAATCGGTATCACTAACCGCAAACCTTACCTGCATATAAGAGCCTGCAGTTACCTCAATTTGATTACTAACAGCCAAGACAATAAATTGATTGTTCGAATGCACCGTAACCCTTTCTGAGTGGTCCAGGTTAGTTCCATTAACAGCCACCCAATAATATGCTGTCTTCGTTGATCCGCTTGACGATTTAAGCTGCAGGTGTCCCGTAATAGAATAAACGCCAGCCTCAGCAAACCTAATTTTTGTATTATCGCTGGGATCAATGCTCAATCCACCATTAGCGCTTACCGACGTAAACGATATATTGTACGCAGTGTCTGCCGACGCCGCAGTAATGCTGCTGGTGGCTGAAAACTCACCATAACCGTCAGCTAATACAATCTGCCTAAACTCACCATTCTTGGACACTACCGGGTAACCAGTTCGGTCCCACAATACGACGCCATCTTCTGCCGCCGTGTCACCAGCTATGTAGTAGGCCAGCTTGGTTTTAGTCCTGGCTAAAAAGCTAACAAGTCGCTCTCCCCAGGGCTTCCAGTCTGAACCTAATGGTGGTGGTGGATTCTCAGACAGGCTCATCGATTACCACCAGGCATTACGTTTAGCCTCATCTTGCCCGCACGCCAATCCTTCAGCTCAGATCCGTTGATTCTCATCCTGACCTGACGACCGCTAAATCTCGCGCCAGTAGGGCTGGCAAGTGTATAAGGTCCGTAACTTACTTCTTCGTCGTTCGGATAGAATCGCGTCTTAAATGTCAGTGTGACGTCGCCTTGATTAAGTTCATCAGGAACAATTTGATTTACCTTGGCAATCTGGTCGCCATTTGCAATCGATATTGGACCGCTTTCAAGATATGTCTGACTGCTACCATGAGAATAGCCTGTCTCGTGATTAAACACGTTGCCTAACGTATCAAACATTATTGGGTTCGTAAATACGCCAGCATCAACAGCAGAGCTTCTTGCTAACTGCCCAATATTCCAATGCCCTTCTTTGTAATCAAATACTACATAACGGTCATTCTCTAGCGAACTAGCGCTTGGATAAAACCACCAAATCTCACCAAATTGTGAGTTGTTTACTGCAAACACTTTGCTTTTTTGCGCACTGTTAATGTCTTTGAAGACATGATCTAACACGTCGCAAGGCATTTCCTGAACAGATGACCCGTTGTAAATAAAGAATCCTTTTGCGCCCATCCAGAACGCTCCTTCATCAACAGCCACGGCAGACATTCTTGAAATTGTTCCGCAAGATGTTCCTACCCGCTCAAAACCATAAACAGTCGGCGGTCCGTTGTAGGTTGCAACGTGAGCGTCAAGAGTGGTCAGAATTAATGTCCTGCCTCGAACCCTAATGCCACACATAATCTCACCAGATGTCTGCAGCTCAAGGTCACCGGCTTGGTTAATTGCAGTTGGCGTCCAATCTGTGTTGTCTTCTCGGTCGCACCATTGAACAAGTCGCGGGTTGCCTCCTGCTCCAAGTGCAAATATAAAGCGCTCCTCTGTGACGACTATTCCACCATTGCCTGTCGGCGCGTTGGTAATTGCAGCGGCGTTAGCGTTAGTATCAAGCTGCCATTCGTATATCTTGCCGTCCGTTGATGAGCAAGCCACTAAGTATTGGCCCCAAGTATCCATTGACCAGGTTGTGGCCTCCTCTGGAACGCCATCACTAGGACGCTCGCTGCTGTAGATTGCGGTTCCGTAGAACGACCCTCCAAAGCCAAGGTTCTGATCCGCGTCAAGATCACCAACCGTAAATCCAGCCGGGGTAATATCTACTACAGTGCCAACCTTATTGACGTGATACAGCTTTTCATACGTGCCTGCGGCAATGTGCGCATCAGAGCTGTTGTCATTCCATGTAATGGCGCCTCTAGGAGCATACGTAAAAGCGTTTGCAACACGAGATGTCCAGCCGCCAACAGGCCTTACAGATCCATTCTGCCATCTTATAAGGTTAGCATCTCTCCACCGTCCTGCCGAGTCTAGGTCAGTACCATGCTTAAAGATACCTGCCGGAATATCTATACTTACATACGCCATCATTAATTCCTATGCAGAATATATAGCCCGGTTACTTACCGCGCATATTCATTAATTTGCTTGCGCCTTTAATGCCAAAGCTGGCAGATATGGCAACAAACAATAGATATTGATACCACTCGGGCAATTCGTTCAAAGCTGAGAATGCTTGCTTCACTCGATCAATTACAGTCATGTCTCCAACTACAATTGCATAGCCAACCATGAAAATTGGAATCGCTAGAACTATAGTCCAAAATTCGTCTTTCCAGCTTTGCCCTGAAGCATCGGCCATCTTGGTTTCCCAGTCAGCGTCATTCTGTATCACGTTCATCTTGGCTTCGTGTTTAGCCTGCTTCTCTGCTGCCTTGTTAGACAAATATGTCTTGCCTAAATCGGCAACGGGGCCAAGAAGTGCTGTAAAGATGCTCACTGCAAGAATCGCTCAACAAATGGAAGACCAAGAATAATCGGGTATAGCGCCATCAGGCGTTTATCCAATTTGCTGAACTTTTCCTGCCCATCTGCAAGTTGCTTTTCGATGTTCTTATATCGAACCGCGCATTCTTTTTCGTGGCCCTCAAGCCGCACCAACACTTCTTTTGCCGTTGCCATTAAAATTACTCCTCAGCTTCAGGAGGCAGCAATTCTGCCTTTAGCATATTAAAGAACGCATCCTTTCCTACACTAAGCTGGTCCAGGTTGAATTGAGTTGATCTGATCTTTCTGTCCAGATCATGAATGTGACTTACAAGCGCTTGTTGCTTGTCGGTCATTTCTTCGTAAATATACTCTACATCGTCAATCACGATAGGCGTTGTTTTTTTCTCGGCCATTTTCGTTTCCTCTTAAAGTTTGCTGGCAATTGCCATAGTTAGTTCATACAAAGTGTAACCCATTATTGCTAATGCGATTATAGCAGACGTATTCCAAATAAATGCTTTTCTCCTTCGAGCCTGGGCATACACAGTTTTCTCTCGCTGCTCTTTAATCTTGCGCCGTAAATCCACCAGCTCTTGATAGCCACCT